GGTATCTGGCAAGATACAAAAAAAGGTCGAAAAAAAAGAGACCCTTTCGAGTCCCTCTTTTTAATCCTAGTTGATTAATATTACTTATCGTTTTTAAGCCATACTTTTTTATACTCAGATTTTACAGCGTTAGTAACTAGAGGTTGTAAAACTTCCATAGCTTCTTTTAATAAAGCCATAACCTCAGGGGCTGAATGAGAAGTTACTTCATCTTTGCCATCAGTTTTTCTGATTCTTATATATTGCTTAGCTAGATTTTCATAAATGGATTCACCAACTGAAGATTTATTAATTCTAGTAGAAGCCTTTTTATTAGTAGGATTTTCTAGTTTATTATATAAATCGTTCATGGCTCTAGAGCGTTCCTTTTTCAAAGTACTTTGAGCCTTTTCAAGATTTTCTAAAAGTTTAGTACCTTTTAAAGTCGTCCATTTACTAACATCAGTAAAAGCCGAACCTTTAGCGAATCTTCTAATACCATTTAAAGTTACACCGTCTTTATTAACAATAGCGTCAATATCTGCTAAATTTAAAACTGCATGAGCTTTTTTATTTTCAGTACTGTTGACATCATCGAATCTTACTTTTTCAACTTGAATCCATTTTGGTTTCTTTGATATTTCAGAATCTAAATACCAATATCCAACTACAGAATCATAAGTACCAAATGCTTTTTCAGTTTCGATTTTATCCTTAATAAAAGATTCCTCAATTAAAGATAATGCTTTTATCTCTAAAGAGTTTTTAGTACCTCTTTTAATTTTAGGATAAAGAGTTTTTAATTTATTAACTACTAAAGTTTTACCATTATCAAGCGTTGTTAATGCTTTAGTAAAACTACCATAGTTACCCTTTTTCATATCTGATTCTATAGTTACTAAATCAACATTTACAGAATCATAATCGAATGTATCAACTTCTTGATTCATACTTTCATTTACTGCTTTGCTAATTGGATTAGCCATAATACTATACCCCTCTATAATGATACATTTTATAATGGTTGTATCGAATCCATAACTACATATTAGATATTGTAGAATCTTAATCAAGCTAAAGACCGAATAGTCCTTGAGTTATTTAAGAAAAGATGCACGCTCTCGCAAGGGCTCGCTCGCTATATAACTGGTTTCAGTACGTATACTGAGAACAAAAAAAGGGAGAGCCGAAGCCCTCCCTAGATTTACTTACTTCCCCAGTGTCTATGTTTATCTATAAAAGCATTTACTTCTTTAAGAAACATACCAACATCATCATTATCTAAATCATATTCCTCAGCTATCTTCGCTAGGCTTTCATGATAGACAACCAATGCATTATATACTTCGTCTGAAATTGGATTATCAAAGTAGTCCATCTCATATGGATTAGCTTTGTCCATGTAGTCTGCAAGTTCATCTATCTTATTAATGTATGTATTCTTGTTTCTTGTTTCCTCGTACGCTTTCTTTAACATGTTACTCATAATATAAAGACGGGGAGTTAACCTCCCCGAATCCTCTCAGTTGATTAAGCTTTCGTTGTATCAATAGTTAGAACACCGACTAGTCTGCACATAGCCACCACATCTTTTATTTGTTTGATGAGTAGTGCCCTCTCTTCCTCGTTATCTTTATAACCTACTTGTCGTAACAGATAACCTAGTCTATCTTTAGTCTGTTGCATGTCATATGTGTCTATTAAGTTCTGCATAATTATGATTCCTTTTAGTAGTTAATAACCAATCAGACCTGATTGATTAAGTTCATTATGACAAGTGCAGAGTCTTAATCAAGTTAGGTACTACCCCCCCATGCACCACTTTGACAGCTAGGAGTCCCTAGCACCCCATACCCCATAATGTACACAAATAATCACACCCAAATGAAACACCGCCCCCCTTACTTTACAAAAGGCTAAGTGAAAAAATTTTTAGTAGATTTTTTGAAAACCCTGTGCTAAACTAAATGCGTAAATATGTATTTCCTTTTAGTTATTTACACGGGGCCTACTCTACCCTCTCTTGAGTAGGCTTCACTTACGAATGATTCTCACTACCTCATCAGCTGTAAAAACTCTATATAATACAAACATGCAAAATATATCTATATACATAATGTTCTTTCTTCTTTTACTTGGTCATTGCCTTTCTCTAGTTTCTTAGTTATACTCTGGTCTTAGCTGCAAATAATTCACAAGGTGTACAGCGACACATGTCAGACAATAATCATATTGTAGTAGTCCCTAATATAGAAGAAGATGTTCCTCTACCTAAAAATGCTGTAGAAGCATTTCCAAAACTTACAGTAGAAGAAGAAATAGAAGTGCGCTCTAATACTATAAAGTTAGTATCTGATATTGCAGGAGAAAACATAGAGCCTACTAAAGAGAATCAAGAGAAAGCAAAAGAGATTGCTAAAGAAATGATAACCAATCCTAAGCTTAGACCTGAGTTTGCAAATTACCCTAATGAAACTATTGCTTTTCTTGCTGGATTAGTAGCACAAAGTAATCATATGATAGTTCAAGATTTAGCTGACTTAAAACTACACGTTGTTAATAACTTAGTTAAAGAAGCTGAGATGGCAAAGTCATCACGAGAAAGAATAGCTGCTTTAAAAGCTATAGGAGAAATTGATGGAGTTGATGCATTTAAAAGAAAAACAGAAATTACACATATTAGTAAATCTGGTGATGAATTAGAAAAAGAATTAAGAGAGACTATAGAACAACTTAAGGGTAAAATAGTAGAAGGTGAGGTAATAGACGAAGATGATAAGTGAAGCGGATTTAAACTTATTACAAAAGTCTTTACCTAATATGTCAGAAAACGAAAGACGTAAGAGTCTTTCGTTATTAAAAGAATACAAAAAGAATTTAATTAAAACACAGGGGAAGGCAAACTTCTTAGACTTTATTAGACATGTCTACCCCGATTATAAAGTAGGAGCACATCATGCAAGACTTGCTAAATTGTTTGAAGAAATTGCAGACGGAAAAAGAAAACGAGTTATTGTCAATATCGCGCCTCGTCACGGAAAATCAGAACTCATATCATATCTGGCACCGGCTTGGTTTCTGGGTAAACATCCAACAAAAAAAGTTATTATGGCATCTCATACAGCTGACCTTGCAGTTAACTTCGGGCGTAGGGTCCGGAATCTCGTGGGCTCAGACCCTTATAAAGATGTATTCCCCGACATTAGTTTACAAGCAGATAGTAAATCAGCTTCGAGATGGGGCACAAATTTTAATGGGGAATATTTTGCAATTGGGGTTGGTGGTGCTTTGGCTGGTAGGGGTGCCGACTTATTCATTATTGACGACCCACATTCAGAACAAGATGCAAAATTGGGTAAATCGGATGTTTTCTTACCAGCTTGGGAATGGTTTCAGTCCGGCCCGCTTCAGCGTCTTATGCCTGGTGGTGCTATTGTTGTTGTAATGACCCGATGGTCTAAATTAGACCTTACAGGACAGATAGTTAACCAAATGGTTAAAAATGATGGAGTAGATGAATGGGAAGTTGTTGAATTTCCAGCAATTTTAGAAGATAAGAATGGAGAAGAAGTACCATTATGGCCAGAGTTTTGGCCTATAGAAGAATTACAAGCTAGAAGAGCAGCTATTGATGTAAGATATTGGAACGCACAATACCTACAGAACCCAACTTCAGAAGAAGGAGCACTTATTAAGCGAGAATGGTGGAATATATGGGAAGAAGAAGACCCACCACACTGTGAATTTACTATAATGACACTAGATGCAGCTCAAGAAGCTAATAATAGAGCCGATTACAATGCATTAACTACATGGGGCGTATTTTTTAACGAAGAAACAAATAACTACGCTATAATATTACTTAATGCAATTAAAAAACGACTAGAATTTCCAGAATTAAAGCAATTGTGTATTGAAGAGTACCAAGATTGGGAACCTGATGCATTTATTGTAGAGAAAAAATCTAATGGTGCCGCAATTTACCAAGAATTTAGAAGAATGGGGATTCCAGTGGGTGAGTTCACTCCGGGGAAAGGCCAAGACAAAATAAGTCGGGTAAATGCTGTATCTGATTTGTTTAGCGGGGGTGTTGTATGGGCTCCCGATAGACGATGGGCACACGAAGTAATAGAAGAATGTAATGATTTTCCAGCAGGGGCAAATGATGACTTGGTGGATGCTACAACGTTGGCTTTAGCACGGTTTAGACAAGGTGGATTTATTCGCTTGCCAAGTGATGAAGAAGATGATATACAGATGTTTAAAAGTCGTAAAAATAAAAGATTATATGCATTATAATAGGGGAAAAAACTTATGAAGGGCGTTAAACACTACACTAAAGATGGAAAAGAACATAAGGGTTCATCTCATAAGATGAAAGATGGTACATTACACACTAATAAGACTCACACTAAAACTTCAAAAAAATTAGTACATTTTAAAGACTTATCACAAGCAGCTAAAAAAAGAGCTAAGGGATAAAATTATGGCAGACATAGATAAAGGATTATATGCAGCCCCAGTTGGGATAGATGAAGCAGCAATAGAAGAGCAGGCTATTGAAATTGAGATAGAAGACCCTGAAAGTGTAACTATAGGTATTGGGGACACAGAAATAATTATTGACCCTAATGCTATGCCTGACGAAGAGTTTAATGCTAATTTAGCTGAAGAACTTTCTGATAAATATATGGTTGAACTCTCAAGTGATTTACTTGAAGATTTTAGTAATGATGTTAACTCAAGAAAAGACTGGCTAGAAACTTATGTTGATGGCTTAGAATTATTAGGACTTAAAATAGAAGAAAGGTCCGAACCGTGGGAAGGTGCATGTGCTGTCTATCACCCACTACTCTCCGAAGCACTTGTTAAATTTCAAGCTGAAACAATGATGGAAACTTTCCCTGCTGCAGGCCCAGTGAAGACTTCTATTATTGGTAAAGAAACAAAAGATTGTATAGAAGCTGCTCAACGTGTTCAAGAAAATATGAATTTTCAACTTATGGATGAAATGCCAGAGTATAGACCTGAGCATGAAAGAATGTTATGGGGTTTAGGATTAGCAGGTAATGCATTTAAAAAAGTTTATTATGACCCTACACTAGAACGTCAAGTATCTATATTTGTTCCAGCTGAAGATATGGTTGTGCCTTACGGTGCTTCTAATTTAGAAACAGCTGAACGTGTAACTCATGTTATGCGTAAGACAGAACAAGAAATTCACAACTTACAACACATAGGGTTTTATAGAGATGTAGAACTTGGTGAACCAGATTATGACTTAGACGAAGTAGAGAAAAAAATTGCAGAACAAATGGGATTTGATGCTACTAATGATGACCGTTATAAAATATTAGAAATGAATGTTAACCTTGATTTAGAAGGTTATGAAGATGAAGATAAAGATGGTAAAACAGGAATAGCATTACCTTATATAGTTACAATTGATAAAGGTACACAAGAAATATTATCTGTTCGTCGTAATTGGAAACAAGATGATAGCTTACAAAAACGCCGTGAGCATTTTGTTCATTATGGTTACATTCCAGGATTTGGGTTCTATTGCTTTGGACTAATTCATCTTATTGGTGGGTTCTCTAAATCAGGAACTATGTTACTACGTCAATTAGTTGATGCAGGCACACTATCAAACTTACCAGGCGGATTTAAAGCTAGAGGTTTACGAATTAAAGGTGATGATACACCAATTGGACCAGCTGAATGGCGAGATGTAGACGCACCATCTGGAACACTCCGTGATAACTTAATGCCATTACCGTATAAAGAACCAAGTCAAGTACTAGCTCAGTTAATGGACAAAATTATTGACGAAGGTAGACGCTTTGCTTCTGCTGCAGATATGAAAGTATCTGATATGTCAGCTAACTCTCCAGTAGGTTCTACTCTTGCAATATTAGAAAGAACACTGAAAGTAATGTCAGCAGTTAACGCTCGTATTTACTACTCAATGAAAAAAGAGTTTAAGTTACTCAAAACTTTAATAAGAGATTATACAGACCCTAATTATAAGTATGACCCTTCAACAGGAACACCTGGAGCTAAACAAGAAGACTATGATAAAGTACAACTTATTCCTGTAGCTGACCCTAATGCTGCAACTATGGCACAAAAGGTTGTTCAGTATCAAGCAGTTATGCAAATGGCTCAACAAAATCCTCAGATTTATGACTTACCAGAACTTAACCGCCAGATGCTAGAAGTATTGGGTGTTAAGAACGCTGATAAACTAATACCTACTTCTGAAGATGAAAAACCAGAAGACCCAGTGTCTGAGAATATGGATGTATTAAATAGTAAGCCTATAAAAGCCTTTATATATCAAGACCATGAAGCTCATTTAATAGTACATATGGCCTTTAGAGATGACCCTAAAATTAAACAAGTAATGGGACAAAATCCTAAAGCTCAACTAATGTTAGCAGCTTTAGAAGCTCATATTGCAGAACATGTAGGATTTGAATATAGAAGACAAATTGAAGAACAGATAGGAGCTACTTTACCTCCTCCTAATACAGAAATGGATGAAACTTCTGAAATGGGTATAGCTAGACTATCAGCTAAAGCTGCTAAAAAACTTCTACAGAAAGATGTTAAAGAAGCTCAAATGGAACAAAACCAAGCAGCTCAGAAAGACCCAATACTACAGATGCAACAGCAAGAGCTTAAAATTAAACAACAGGAAGCTCAAGTGTCTGCACAAAAAACAGCCGCTGATATTGAAATTGATAAAGCTAAAATTGCAGTTGACAAACTTAAAATTGAAACTGACGAAAGAATTGCAGGAGCTAAGATTGGTGCTAATGCAAGTTTAGATAATAGAAAAATAAATGCTAAAGAATTAATGGATGGAACAAAAATGGGAATGCAAGCAGTTCAACAAGAACAAGACTTTGCATTACGTTCACAAGAATCTCAGTCGCGTAATGCGGCTCAGGTAGAAGAAACAAAACTTAAGGATGAAACTAAACTCAACAATAAGGAATAAAAAATGGTTAAGGAAACGTTAATGCTTCTATCCACCCAGATAGAGGAAAGACGCAAAGAATTATTAGAAAGTATGGGTAGGGGAACCGATAAATTTGAAGCATACTTATCAGCGGTAGGAGAAATACGAGGATATATGATAGCCCAAACTATGATTGTCGATGCTATGACAGCTCATGAAAAAGGTGAAACAGATTTTGAAAGCAGCCCAACGGATAGCGTGGTTCAAAAATGAGTACCACTATTGCTACCCCAGACAAAAAAATAGTCTCTATATCTGGAGACCCAATTAAATCTAAAATTACAACAACCAAAGATGGCAAAAAAGTATCAGGTGATGAAGCTATTGCAAAACTAGCAACTCAACTACCTGATGTTAAAGGCTATCGACTTTTATGTATTGTTCCTGAAGCAGAGGAAACATATGATAGTGGTCTTATTAAATCCGATGAAGTTAAAAAAATTGAGGAAGGCGCGACAGTTTGTTTATTTGTAATGCAGTTAGGCGATTTAGCTTACAAAGATAAAGACAGGTTTCCAGAAGGTCCGTGGTGTAAAGAAGGTGACTTCGTTATTACCCGTGCTTACGCAGGTACTAGAATTAAGATTCACGGAAAAGAGTTCCGGATTATAAATGACGATACTGTAGAAGCAGTAGTTGATGATCCTCGTGGCTACGAACGTGCTTAAAAAAACAGAACGCGTTTTAGAATATAACCGAGAATGGAAACGTAAAAATAGAATAAAGATGTTAGCTCAAAGAAAACTTTATCGCAAAGCTAACAAAGATAAACAAAAAAATTATTTTGCTCAGTATAGGTTAAATAATTTAGATAAAGAAGTTAAAAGAAATAGAGCTTGGGTTTTAAATAATCCCGATAAAAACAGAGCTAAACACTCTGTAAGAAGAGCAAGGGTTAGAAAAGTAAATGATATTAAAACATTAGAAGCTAGGAAACAATTAGTAGTTTTGTTTAGACAAGCTGTAAAACGAGAAAATGAAACCGGATATAAATGGCATGTAGACCACACTATTCCGATAACTAGAGGCGGCAGACACTGTCTCACAAACCTTCAGGTAGTTCCGGCAAGATGGAATTTATCTAAAGGCAACCGACACGAACGAAAGTTCGTATACGCAACCAAGGAGAACTAGCATGGCCGAAATAATAAATGAAATGCCCGACGAAGAAGAAATGACTGGGGGTGAAGTAGAAGTAAATTTAGAAGACAAAGAACCAAAAGAACTTGAAAAATCAACAGCGGATGTTGAACGAGTAAAACAAAAGCCTAATGTGTCTCCTAAGCAAGAAGAACTATTTGAAGTAGAAGAAGTAGATGACACTCCTCCTGCAGATAGAGGCAAAGACCCTTTACCTGAAGATATGGTTGAGCAACTTGAAAATGATACTTTAGAAGACTACTCTGAACGCGTTAAGCAAAGAATGGCTCAACTTAAAAAAGTTTGGCATGACGAAAGACGTGCAAAAGAAGCGGCTAGTCGTGAAAGAGAAGAAGCTATTAAATATGCCCAGACTGTAACTGAACAAAACAAAAAGCTCAAAACTACTTTAAGTGCAGGGGAAGAAGATTATCTAAAAACTTTAGTAGATGCTTCAGAAAAAGAACTTAATTTAGCTAAACGAGACTATCGTGAAGCTTATGATTCTGGAGATGTAGATAAAGTAGTTGAAGCCCAAGCTTTAATGAATAGTGCGCAATATAAATTATCCCAAGCAAATAGCTTAAAGCCACAATTTAAAGCTTCACAAATACCTGAAAATAGTGTACAGTCAAATGAAACAACTCGCCCCCCTTTACCAAAACCCGACGCTAAAGCTACAGCTTGGCAGGAGGAAAATAATTGGTTTGGAAAGGACGAAGAAATGACTAGCCTTGCATTAGGCTTGCATGAAAAATTAGTTAGGAATGGAATAGATCCCACTTCTGAAGAGTATTACCGTCGTATTGATGAGACGATGCAAAAACGATTCCCTGAGAACTTTGAGGGAAACTCGTTGGAATCGGAGAAACCCGCCCAACGCAAACCATCTAATGTAGTAGCACCGGCAACGCGTAGTACCGCGCCTAAAAAAGTACGCTTATCAAAAACACAAGTCGCTTTAGCTAAAAAGCTTAAGTTGACTCCGGAGCATTATGCTAGAGAACTTTTAAAATTGGAGAACGCAAATGGATAAGGTAACAGAAAAAGCAACAATCAAAAGAACTGACCGAGAAATGGAAAATAGAGAAAGTAAGGTTAAAGAATGGAAGCCAGCAAGTTCGCTACCAGAATTTAATCAGAAAGCTGGATGGTCCTATAGATGGGTTAGAAGTGCTTTACTTAATGAACCTGATAACATGAACGTTTCTGCAAAAATGCGTGAAG